ATTAATTTTGAACCAGCAGCTTTTAATCAAGAACAAACTCCAGATCATTTTGCAAATTTAGCAGAACTATTACCAGAAGAAGTTTTAATGCCATTAGGTTCAGAACTTTTTCAAAATTATGAAGAGTATAGATCTTCACGTCAAGATTGGGAGACTGCTTATACCGATGGTTTAGACCTACTTGGATTTAAATATGAAAGAAGAACAGAACCTTTCAGAGGAGCGAGTGGTGCAACTCACCCAGTTCTTGCAGAAGCAGTTACACAATTTCAAGCTTTAGCTTACAAAGAATTATTACCAGCAGACGGACCAGTGCGAACTCAAGTTGTTGGATTAAACGATAGACAAAAAGAAGATCAAGCAAATAGAGTTAAAGACTTTATGAATTATCAAATCATGGATCAGATGAAAGAGTATGAACCTGAATTTGATCAAATGTTATTTTATTTACCATTATCAGGATCTACATTTAAAAAAGTTTATTATGATTCTTTACTTGAAAGAGCAGTTTCAAAATTTATACCTGCAGATGATTTAATAGTTCCTTATTCTGCAACATCATTAGATGATGCGGATGCTATAATGCATGTTATTAAAACAACTGAAAACGATTTAAGAAAACAACAAGTCAATGGTTTTTATAGAGATATAGAATTATCTCCTTCAATGGATAACGTAGATAATCAATTAAAAGCCAAAGAGAGAGAATTAGAAGGAATTAGAAAAGAAAAAAATAATGACATCTTTACTTTAATAGAATGTCATGTAAATTTAGATATCGAGGGCTTTGAAGATCGTGATCCCAACGGGGAAATAACTGGAATTAAACTTCCTTACATAGTGACGATAGAAGAAGGCTCTCGTGAAATTTTATCTATTCGTAGAAACTATAATATTGGAGATCCTAGAAAACAGAAGATCCAATATTTTGTTCACTTTAAATTTTTACCAGGACTTGGATTCTATGGCTTTGGATTAATACATATGATTGGTGGATTATCTAGAACTGCAACATCAGCATTAAGACAATTACTGGATGCTGGAACATTATCTAATTTACCATCAGGATTTAAACAAAGAGGTATTCGTGTCAGAGATGATGCACAACCTATTCAACCTGGAGAGTTTAGAGATGTAGATGCTCCTGGAGGAAACTTAAGAGATGCATTTATGCCTTTACCATTTAAAGAACCTTCACAAACTTTATTACAATTAATGGGTGTTGTGGTTCAAGCAGGTCAACGTTTTGCTTCAATTGCTGACATACAAATAGGGGATGGAAATCAACAAGCAGCAGTAGGTACGACGGTGGCTTTATTGGAACGAGGCAGCAGAACAATGTCTGCAATTCACAAACGATTGTATGCTTCAATGAAACAAGAATTTAAATTATTATCTAGAGTGTTTGCACTCTACTTGCCTCCAGAATATCCTTATGATGTTGTAGGTGGACAAAGAACTATTAAACAAACTGACTTTGATGACAGAGTAGATATTGTTCCAGTTGCTGATCCAAATATATTTTCACAAACTCAAAGAATTAGTTTAGCACAAACTCAATTACAACTTGCTCAATCTAATCCACAAATTCATAATTTATATGAAGCTTACAGAAAAATGTATGAAGCTTTAGGAGTTAGAGATATAGATAAAATTTTAAATGTACCTCAACCACCAGCACCAAAAGATCCTGCATTAGAGCATATTGATTCTTTATCAGGACAACCGTTCCAAGCATTTAGAGGACAAGATCATAGAGCTCATATCACTTCACATTTAAATTTCATGTCTACAAACATGGCAAGAAATAATCCAGTTATTATGGGTGCATTAGAGAAAAACATTTTTGAACATATTTCTTTGATGGCTTTAGAACAAGTTGAAATAGAATTCACAACTCAACTGCAACAACTTCAACAATTATCTCAAGATCCAATGGCTGCACAAAATCCTCAAATGCAAATGCAAGTTCAACAACTACAAATGCAAATTGAATCTAGAAAAGCAATATTGATTGCTGAAATGATGGATGAATTTATGAAGGAAGAGCAAAGAATTACATCACAATTTGATAATGATCCTATTGCTAAATTAAAATCACGTGAATTAGATCTTCAGGCTCAAGAAAATGCTAGAAAATCTAAAGAAGGACAAGAGAAAATCAACCTTGATAAGATGAGAGCCATGATGAATCAGATGAATACACAAGAAAAACTACAACAAAATGAAGATTTAGCTGAATTAAGAGCTGCAACTTCAATTGCAAAACAACAGTTTTCTGATATGAACAAGAAAATACAATAATTATTGTTAAAAACTAAAAAAGGAGTATATTATAACTATGAAAATGAATTCAAAACAAAAAAAGATTGGTAAAGTAATGAGAGAGTTCAAAAAAGGTGAACTTAACATGGGTCAATCAAAAGAAAAAGTAAAAAATCCTAAACAAGCAATTGCAATTGCTTTATCAGAAGCAGGAATGTCTAGAAAAAAAATGGCAATGGGTGGTTCAGTAAATAATAATTTATCATCAGAGAGATCTACATATGGAAATCAAGTAGATTTTGCACAATTCACACATTCAGATGGAACTTTAAAAGGTGGAATTGATGTAGAAGTTTCTAATCCACAAGAAACACAAGTAGAGCCAGTGGGTGGACAAAAAAGAATGCTTCCGGAGAAAAAAAGATCAGCTAAGTGGTATTAAACCATGATTCAAATGTTAGGAGCTGTTGCACCTTTAGCTAAAATTCTATTTAGCACAATTGAAAAATCAGTTCCAGATAAAGATTTACAAGCAAAATTAAAAGCAGATTTACAAACACAATTACTACAATCTAATACACAAGAATTACAAGCTGCAGCAAAAATTATTGAAGCTGAAGCCAAAGCTGGATGGTTTGCATCTAGCTGGAGACCTCTTTTAATGTATGTATTAATATTTATATTAATATGGAATTATGTACTAGGACCTGTTATATTATTTTTTTTCAAAGCTTCTATAACTATAACTCTTCCAGGAGACGTTTGGACACTTCTTCAAATAGGTCTTGGAGGTTATGTCGTGGGCAGAAGTGCAGAATCGGTGGCACGCACTATGGCGAATAGACCGGCAACTAGTAAAGAACAAGAAAACGGATAAGGAGATAAAATGAGAAATGATTATAAAATAAGACCTAGAATAGGTTTTAAAGATGGTAGTTTTCCAGATTTAAATAAAGATGGAAAAGTTACTCAAGCTGACATTTTAAAAGGCAGAGGAGTTTTTAAAAAAGGTAGCAAACCTTTAGATATGTCTAAAGGCCATGAAGGCATGGAATCTAAAGCTGAAGAAGCTAAAGAATATGCTATGGAAGAAAAAGGATACGTAGAAAATAAATTTGGTAAAATGAAAAAGAAGAAGAAATAATATGCCAAAAGAAAAAAATCCTTTTGCAAAACTGTCTAAAGCAGATTTGACAGGAGAAGAAAAAACAGAAAAATTTAAAGAGTTAGCCAGAGCTCTTAAAAGTAAAACTTCAGATGAACCTAGAAGTAATGTGGGTGAATATGATGAATCTAAATACAGTGAGAAAAGAAAAAAATTTATTGCAATGGCTAGAAATAGAGGATTGACTAGCGCAGCTGATATGGAAAAAGCAGAAGGTATTAAAAAAGCTGCGAGAAGAGCTGCATATGCAGCTAAAAAAGGTTTAACGACAGGTTTAAAAGCAATTCCTGGAATTGGAACTGCTATGACAATTTTAGAACCAACTGAAGTGGGTGCTGCAGAAAGAATGTCCGATGAATTAAAATCAGGACTAAATCAAATGGAAGAATACGGAGAAAAAGAAGAATATAAAAAAGGTGGAAGAGTTAAAAAAGCAAAAGGCGGATTAATGAGAGGAATGCCGAGAATTGCAAAAAGAGGTTGGAAGTAATGGCTAAACTTTGTCCAAGAGGAAAAGCTGCAGCAAAAGCAAAATTTAAAGTATACCCAAGTGCGTATGCTAATATGTATGCTTCTGCGGTTTGTTCTGGAAAAATAGTTCCAGGTGGAAGAAAAAAGAAAATGGGTGGTGGAAGTCTTTCACAAGAGAGAAAAATGGTTTCTAATTATAAACAAGGCGGCGTTGCAAAAGGTTGCGGCGGTGTAATGGAAAACAGAAGAAAAAAAACTAAAAAATATTAATATGGGTTTACGTAAGTGGGTTCAAGAAAATTGGGTTGATATTGCAAATAGAAAATCCGATGGATCTTATCCTAAATGTGGTAGAAGCGGTGGAGAGAAAAGAAAAAACTATCCAAAGTGTGTACCTATTGCAAAAGCTAGAGCCATGAGTAAAGGTCAAAAAGCATCAGCTGTTAAA